AACTCGATACTATGCTTCATATCCCTAAACATCAATTAACTGAACCTAAATAGCGTCAATATTATAAGATGGAAGTCCAGCATAGCCATTATATAAATCACTAATATTATACTTACTAATCCAGCTCAACCAACCGCCACCAATAATATGAACTCTATATTTTAAAATACCTTCTGAAGCTTTAGCAACTAAGCAATTAATTGGTACATTCTCAATACCAGCATACCCCATATCATTAGTATCATTACAATTCTTAATCTCGCCCAACCATTTTGAAGTACGGACACGATAAGTAACATCAATGTTCTTTACAGGTGTTGTTGGTTTTACAGGTGCCGCCGGCTCAGTGGGTTTAACAGGTTCAGTTGTTGTTGGATAAACAGCCTCTCCTTTGCTATTATAAATTATATAACCTTCTTTCCAAGCCTTTTTGGCATTCTCTAAAGACGAATATGCGCCAATCTAAGACTTTGGATCATCCCAGCTCTTGCGGATTCTATACATCTCTGTAGCTGGCTTTGAAGCTTCCTATAGACTCTTGAGGGTAGCGCGACAATTTTCTTTAAAAGTATCCCAATGAGGAAGAATATAAAGTGGACACCATTTATATGGATGCTTTCTTGTATTTAAATACTCAATAGTTCCGGTAATTCCGTCTCTAACATTAAGCCAATAAGTATGAGAACGAAGTCCACTATCAATATCTAAGTTATATTTATTGAGTAAATAAGCAATTAGCTTAATTGCATTTGCTTCTGCTTTGCCAGTATTACCAATTACCTCAATAGCAACAGTTGTATTATTACCGCTGTTAGGGTTTGATGTGCCGTCAGCACAAGACCAATTGACCCAATCTAGAGGAAGATTCTGCCAAGCGCAATAATCATCTACGTAGTAATGAACACGAACAGTATCCATTGCATTATTAACTGTTGCACGGGTATACTATTCTGCCATTGTTGTATTTGCTGCAGTAGTAATTGCATTAGTATTATGAACGGTAATTGCTACTGTTTTCTTTCTTGGGCCGCTAGGCATTGCGATTTGATTTGGATTATGATTTGTTAAAAGATACTCATTAACTTTTAAACCATTAATTGTAAAGGTTTTATCAGGTGTTAATGGCATTTATATCACCTCATTAAATTAATATTTTATTATTTTATTCCTAAATTTCTTCCCCTAATTCTTCAAGTATTTCTTTAATTCTATTTAAATCTTTTTCTTCGTCAAATATTATTATGATAATATCTCCCATTTTATACTATCCACTTAATACGCCAATAAGAGATTTTCCATTAATAATTCTATCATTAGACTATATATGAATAGTAGAATGAAGCTGGCCTAAATCCCAACTTAACATGGCCGCTGTTCTAGCGACAATATCTCTTTTTAATTTATATATTAATTTCATTTTATTTCCTCCTTTTTTATCTTAACATTCTGTACAACATTAGTCAATATTTTAATTCTTGTTAATAATTTGACTTTTTACCTCAATTATGTTATACTTAATTTGAAAAATAAAAATGAGGTGAAGAAAATGAATGCCTATCAGAAAGCAATGCTTATAGCAAAACTTTAGCACCATAATCTTAATATGTTCTATTCTTGTGGTTTTGAACCTAATGCTGATTGTAATTGGCGAATAGAACAGTTAATTAATTCGTTCCTTTATACTTATAAGGATAAATTAGAAACGCATACATTTATATTAGAGTATCAAGATGATACAATTAGTTTAATATGCTACAGAATGTTAAAGGCTATTTCTGCTATTGAACCAATTAACATAATCCTTTATGGAAAATGTAAGAAAACCAAAAAGTTGCTTCCAAAAGAGCAAAAGAAAATTGGTCGAATTGGATTAAAAAGAAAATTAAAGAAAGATAATAATATAATTTTTATTTCTCCTTTTAATCCTCTATATAAAGTAGCTTCGAAAGAGTTTAACTCTACAAATTTGGGTTATGATTATTGGTATCCAATGAAGTCTTTTACACCGGATTAGCTTAAAATATTGAGAGTATTTTATCATATTGATTATATTAAAAATGATATTATTGATGATAAAATTTATACGAAAAATTTTCAATCTTGGTGTGATAATCAACTTACGGGTGCCGCCGGCAATCCATGGTTAGATATGAAGTTTCCTTTTGTAGAAGAAAAGTATAATTGCGACAGGATTATTGTTGTAAATTTGACTTCTTCTTTGGAAACTAATAAACTATTATTATAGGCAGTTGAAAATACAGATGCAATTGTTCTATATAAAATGCCAGAAGTTGATAATTATAAGCAAAAAGAAATTAATGAACAATTAAAACAATATGCTTTATTTATTAAATATCACTCTAACACTTATGGCTATTATAATATTATTACAAATGAAGAACAAATATCTAATTATTCGACATTTTTAAATTGCGAAGTTGATTATTTAAACGAAAATAATTTTAAGGAGATTGATAAATGAAAATATTTATAATTAATGGATAGGGAGGCGCAGGAAAGACGACTTTTGAAGACTTTGTTGCAGAAGAACTTTCTGATGTCGGAATGGTTGGCGTGACTTCAATGGTTGCATATGTTAAACAAGTAGCTGAGAAATTTGGCTGGACTGGCACAAAAGAATTAAAAGACAGAAAAATGCTAAGTCAACTTAAAGACTTACTTACCGAATGGGATGATAGTCCATTTATTTCTACTTGCATGATGATTAAGCAGATGGAAAATGAAGGAGTTATTTGTGCTTTCATTGACGCAAGAGAGCCAGAAGACATAAAAAGATTAAAAGAGAAATTTAATTGTAAAACAATACTTATTATAAGAGACGAAAAGAAGTCTTACGGAAATCACGCTGATGATAATGTTTTTAATTATGACTATGATATAAAAATTAATAATACTGGAAGTTTAGAAGACTTTCGTGCCGCCGCGAAGGAATTTGCAGATTTTTATTTTAAGGAGTGATATTAATGGTTTATATGGGAAGTAAACGTAGATATGCTAAATATATTGTGCCAATAATTGATAAATATATTCAGAATAATAACATAACTGATTTCTATGATATATTCTGTGGCGGCGCAAACTTAGCAGACAAAATTACCTGCGAAAATATTTATTGTAATGATCTGTCCCCTACATTAATTGCTTTGCATCAAAAAGCGCAAAGTGAACCAAATGAAATACCAGATACTGGTAATAGAGAATGGTGGGATAAATCATATACAGAATATAAGAGATTAAAAGCCAATTATGATATTGATTTTGATACTTGGGCGGAAAATTCAAGTATGCCGCTTTGGGAAATCGGAGCTATTGAGTGGTATTCGTCTTTCGCAAATGGAGGTTTTCCTCGTGGATATGCTAAGGCCGCACAAGGTAGAGATTATTATAACGAAGCTTATCGCAATCATCAAAAGCAATCTCTTGACCCGAATTATCAGAAAATTCATTTCTCACAAGGAAATTATCTAACAATCCCTATTCCTGAAAATGCGGTTATTTACGCAGATTCACCCTATAAAGGAACTAAACCTTATGCTATAAATCCTAAGTTCAATCACGAGGAATATTATAATTGGTTAAGAGAAAAATCAAAGACAAATCCTATTTTTATTAGCGAACAAGAAATGCCTGATGATTTTACGGTAATTTGGGCGAAAGATGACGCAACGAGAACTTGCGGATTAGATAACAATTTTAAAGCAAGCGAGAAACTTTATTTTATTGACAACAGAGAAAGGGAGCTATAATATGATATTAAATTATTACACTGATGGCGCCGCAACAATGAGAAAGGTCAACAATGAATACGTTCGTGAAGCTGGCGGCTGGGGCGTTATTTGTCTTGATGAGAATATGAAAGAATATAATCGTCTCTCTGGCGGCGAGAAGGAAACGACAAATAATCGTATGGAGCTAATGGCTATATGGAACGCACTCAATCTTGCTGAATATGAGACTCGTTTTGAAAAAGGCCCATGCACGGTTAATATCTATTCTGATAGTGCTTATTGCATAAATATCTTTACTCAATGGATAAAGGGTTGGATAGCAAGAGACTGGAAGAAAGCAGATAAAAAGCCAATCGAAAATCTTACTCTTATTCAGCAGATATGGAGTAAGATGAATGAAGTCGCAGGTGAAGGCTCATTTAATTCTGTTAATTTTATTAAGGTAAAAGGACACGATGACGTTTACTGGAATAATGAGGCAGATAAATTGGCTGTTGCCGCAAAAGAAGAAATTCAGCGAGGCATAAAATAATGATGGCATTTCACCCAGATTTATTACCTGAATCAGCAGACCCCGCCGGCTCAACACGTTTTTATATAACAATAATGGTTAGAGAAAATCCTGCTGATATTGATAAGGTCATTTTTACTGATTTAATCAACACCAATTCACTATTTATAATTGATAAATTTAATTCTCAGTATTCAAATTTTTCTTGTGATGTTTTTGACGGCGTTGTGTTAAAAGAGAAAAATAATTCTTATAGCTGGTGGAAACGAATTAAACAGGAAAGAGTATATCCAACAGTTAAATATGAAAATTGAGTCAAGAGTAAAATCTTGACTTTTTCTTTTATTTGTGTTATAATATAATTATAAAAAATGAAAGGAGTATTATAAATGAAAAAATTACTTGTTTTACAGGAAACTAGCTTCTATGGCGAACCTCAAATAAGGGGAGTTTTTTCAACGCCGCGATTAGCCTATGACTATATAACTGACTATTTAAATTATTTAGAAATAGATGCTAAAGAGGTTTTCGGCGGGAAGAGATTGGAAATGGAACTGCTTCGCCTTAGTATTATCAGAGAAAGATTACCTGAAATCTTAAACTGGAATTTAAGTGACAAGAAATACTTCCACTTTTTCAGCGAAGGAATTGAATTAAATTCAATCGAATGTTATGAGGGCAAAGATGATTTGCCAGCAAATCAAAAAGAGCATAATTGTCCCATTATTTTTTAAGGAGGTCTGAATGAAAAAGGAAGATAATAAATTCGGATTTGCCCGAAAAGAAATAAATGAGTTGATGACTAAGTTTAAAATAGATAATGATTTGCGCCCCGCCTGTATGGTAGGTGTTTATAAAGACCTTAAAAATATGAAAGAAAGAATAGAAAAAGATTATGTCGATAATATATTCTATCTTGATTATTGGGAAGGCGATTGTGGTTATTTTGGCTGGGACTGGAGTAAGGACGACGGAACATTAGCGAGTCAGAAATATATTACAGATGGTATTGTAAATAGATACATCGAAATGTATGCTCTTATTCTACTTGGTCTTGGCTATGACTCATACGAAGAAATGGAGGAAAAAGAATATGGCGATGATAATTGATGGAATTGATTTTGAAAATGAAGAGGCGGAGAAGTATTGGAGCTTCCCCAAAACTTATAAGGGCAATCCAAAAGAAGAAACTAAGCAAATGATTATGTCTGGTAACTATATCGGCGCTGAGAAAAAGGACGGTCATTATGCTCGTTTTATTAAAGATATGAACGGCAATATGAGACTTCAAGGAAGAAGCGAGAGTGTAAATGGAGGCTATCTCAATAAGATAGAATGGGTTCCTCAGTGTCAATCTTTCTTTGACAGCCTCCCTAATGGAACTGTTCTTCTTGGAGAACTTTATTTTCCTAAGCAGCGTGGCTCTCGTAAAGTTACTACAATTCTTGGCTGTTTAAAGGATAAGGCTCTTGAGCGTCAGGAAAAGGGCGAAAAGCTTCATTACTATGTATTTGATATATGGGCATACAACGGTAAGTCTCTTCTTGATACTCCATTCCAGACAAGAATTGAGCAGTATCTTGATTATGAAATACTTGACCTCTTTAAGGGTGAAGATTATGTAGAAGATGCTTATTACTATGAAGGACAAGAGCTCTGGGATGAGCTTGGTAAGATTCTTAATGAAGGTGGCGAGGGAGTAGTAATTACTCAGAAAACTGCTAAGGCGGCGCCGGGCAAGAGAACGGCACGCAAAACCCTTAAAGTTAAAATGGAAATTGAACAGACAATCGACGTTTTTCTTGACGGTAATTATAAGGCCCCCACTCGCCTTTATAGTGGGAAGGAAATTGAAACTTGGCCCTATTGGGAGAATGATAAAACTTTTGAGAAAACAAACGTCAACCATTATAAGGACTATTTGGCAGGAGAACCGTGGTTCCCAGTTACAAAACCTTACTATAATGGTTGGGCATCAGCAGTATCAATTTCTGTAATGAAAGACGGAAAACCTTTTCACATTGGGTGGATAAGCGGTATTACTGACGAAATGAAAGAGGGAATTATTAAGAATCCTGAAAAATACTATGGCCAGGTATATGAAATCACTTGTATGGAAATAGAACACACAGAATCGGGTTATTCTTTAAGACATGCTAAATTTGTCGCGCCGCGACCCGATAAGTCAATGAATGATTGTACCTTTGATCAAATAGAGCAGTAAAAATCTGTAAATAACTTTTAACAAATCTACATTTTTTTTAGAAGGAGAGTTTGAAAAAACTCTCTATTTTTTTATGCAGAGGTGAGACTCGTGAAAGAGATATTTTTAACTCCTATAGATATAAAAGAACCACCATGCCATACTCGAATTCATCCTCGTTGCTTCACCTGTAAAAAGTTCCCAGTCTGCAATCTTAGAGAAGACTATTTAAAAACTGCTCTACTTATGCAAAGAATTCTTGGCGAACCGCAAGACGATAGAGAGCTTGGATATTATAATAGTTTTTGGGGAAGAGTTCCTGGCTATAAAGGATATAATTTTGAAACCCCAGAATTATATTTCCCAGAAACTATCACTACTGAGAATAATACAGGAACGTTTAAAGAAGCCAAATATCGTAACAAGAATATTGTTTAGTTTATTTATGATATTGAAGGTTATTTTGTTTTATTTGATGCTGTATATAATGAAACTGATGAAGTATTCGATTTCAGTGATGGTAGAGAGATTTACTATGGATTAAGGTATATTCTTAGTAATGATTCAATGGTTGACCTTGCTGTTGGTCTAGAAAGTTGGCGACTTGAAATGATTGCTAAAGAAGAAGAATAGGAGGACTTAGATGTTATCAACACAACCTATTTTTCCGCCAAATTAGAATGTGAGTTCTATGAATGGGAAAGAGGATTAACCGAAGAAGAAGGAATTAAGCGTATGATTGCTTTCTTCCCAAATGGTATTCCCTGTAAGGATGGCACTTATTATCATTTAGCAACTTTCCATATTGAGCCACATAAGGTTCCATGTTATCACCCCGAAAATGGAAAAGTAGCCTTTGCTCCAATGCCTTATCCCGTCTTTGTCCCGCCAAAATGCAAAAGAGACTTGCCACGCCCTCCAAGGAGAAGGGGCGACATAATTGATGAATAATATTTCTAAAGGAGAACAAAAATTAATTAATTTATTTCACCGTGGTGGTATAGCTTTTGAACGAGAAGTCTCTTTTGAAGATTTATAGGGCAAAAAGAAAACTCTATTGCGCTTTGATTTTGGGATATTTAGAAATGGTAGACTAGTATGTTTAATAGAAATGGACGGAATTCAACATTATTAGTTTGTTCCATATTTTCACAAAACAACTTCTAACTTTAAGAGACAATAGGAGAGAGACAGAAGAAAAAATAGCTATTGTCTAATGCATAAAATTCCATTAATTCGTATTCCATATTGGGATTTAGAAGATTTAACTTTACAAAAGATTTTTAATGAGCCTTCATATTTAGTTAAAAATAAATACCATATAGATGAATTAATAAGAAAAAGGGGTGAATAAATGAAGGATTTAATTGAAATACTCAAACTACTTGGTGGCGTGGCCGGCGCGCTAACAACTATAATAGCTTTTTTAGCTTTAATATCAAAAAAACCAAAGCAGTGGTTTAGGAAAACAATACGCGAAGAGGCTGATAATGCTAACTAGGAAATCAAACAACAAATTCGAGAACTTAGTGATAATACCAATTTAAAATTAACTGAAATTGAAAAGAAAGTTAAAACAGCAGAAGAAAATGATGTAGCAGTAATACGCAATACAATTACCCACATATATTTTAAATATAAAGACACTAAAAAAATCCCCCATTATGAAAAAGAGAATTTATTAGCTCTATTTGAAAGATATGAAAGCTTAAATGGTAATCATTATATCAAAAATATAATGAAAGAAATGGAAGCTTGGGAAGAAATAGTATAAATTAATATTATAGACTGGTTGTATAATCAGTCTATTTTTATACCCATAAAATGATTTTGATAAAATCAGATGAATTTTACTGGATGAACTTATATCAATTTTTACTTATTATTATACTCCAAGTAGATAATTTGACTTTTATAAAATTTTGGGGTATAATTATTATAGAAATAAATAGAGAAGGAGTGAGAATATGGCTAATATAATACTTTATTCTACTGGCTGTCCAAAGTGTAATGTTCTCAAAAAGAAGCTTGATGCTATAAATGCTTAGTACGATATCATTACGGATATGGATGAGATTCAAAAGGTTTGTGAGGCGACTCACAATAATATGCTGCCCCTTCTACAAGTTGATGAAGCTTGGGGCACAGTAATTTTTGACTTTTCAAAAGCAATAAAATGGGTAGGTGAACAGTCTAATGCAGATTAACATTAAAGTATCAAAGAATTTCACTACATAGTGGAATAAATTATAGAATGAGTTTGGAACTCAGCTTGCAGATTTAAATGGTTTCGGTGATGAGTAGCTCTCTTATGGAGATTTCATTGATAATTTCGTTGATGTTCCTGTCGTAGCTGATAGTTCTATCGACTCAAATAGCAACGTAAGAAGAAAGGATATGGTAACACTTCTTTCTGAAATGCCTAAGCCACATAGAAAACTTATGTCATTCCAGAAGATTTACTATGAAATGCAGAAAGCATATGGATTTAAAGCTGCTAATGAGTGGTTGCGCCGCGACTGGATGGGCGAGATTTATATGCACGATGCTGACACAGCGACTTTCAAATCTTACTGCTTTGCTTATGATTTGAAGGATTTAGCAGAGAAAGGATTGTTCTTCCTTGACGATACTTTTAATGCAAAACCGCCAAAACATTTAACCACTTTTATTGATTTTGTAAAAGAATATATAAATTTCGCTTCAAACCGTACATCAGGAGCTGTTGGACTTCCAAACCTTATTCCTTATATGTATTACTTCTGGAAGCAGGATTGGACTGCCGCATATCTTGGTATGACTCAGTTTGAAGATTATGCTAAGCAAAATATTCAAAGATTTATCTATGCTGTTAACCAACCTTGTGTAAGAGACGGTCAGCAGTCTGCGTTCACAAATACTTCTGTATTTGATAGAGAATATCTTATGGCTCTCTTTGGCGGCGCAGAGTTCCCAAATGGTGAGCTTATGGTTGACCACATTGAAGGTATTATGGATTTTCAGAAGATGTATATGCAGGTTATGGCAGATATAAGACACGAAAATATGTTTACATTCCCTGTTTCTTCTATCTCAATGATAAGAAAGAATGGAGAGTTCCTTGACCCTGAGTTTGCAGAATGGGCAATTAAGCACAATATGCAATGGTATGATAGTAACTTCTTCATTGATGATAATGTTTCAAGTCTTTCTAACTGTTGCCGCCTTAAGAGCGATATTCGTGACCTCGGTTACTTTAACTCTATCGGTGGTACTGCATTGAAGGTTGGTTCTGTTAAGGTTAATACAATCAATCTTGCAAGACTTGCACTTGATACAAATAGTAAGGAAGAGTATCTTGAGGAATTGAAAGTAAGAATACTTTGTATTGTTCGTTCACTTCATGTTGTCCGTCACATTATTAAGAGAGACGTTGAAAAGGGACTTCTTCCAAACTTTAGCCGCGGTCTGATAGATTTTTAGCATCTTTACAATACAATTGGTTTCATTGGTATTTATGAAACAATGAAGAAGTTTGGATGTACATATCAGGATAAGCTCAGCAATACATATTACACTCAAGAAGCTGCCGAGTTTGGTGAGCAAATCTTTAAGACAATCAGACAGGTTGCAGATAACTTTCTTGAGGAAAATGGATATGACTATAAGATAAATACAGAGCAGATTCCTGGTGAGAACGCCGCAGCCAAGTTAATGAGAAAGGATATGTTCTTCTATCCTGATGCAAATATTTATGACTTACCTCTTTATGGTAATCAGTTTATGCCACTTGGTATTAAATCAACATTGCAGGAAAGAGTTCGTGTTCAAGCTATGTTCGACGGATTCTGTAATGGTGGTTCTATTCTTCATGCTAATATTGACGCTCCATTTAAGAGCTATGAAATTGCTAAGAAGATGACTGAGTACATTGCAGACCAGGGTGTTACTTACTTTGCATTTAACACTAAGATATAGGCTTGTGAAGATAACCATGCGTTCTATGGCACAACTTGTCCCGTTTGTGGTAAGCCTATTGCAACTGAATATACAAGAGTCGTTGGCTTCTTAACTCCTGTCACAACTTGGACTAAGGAAAGAAAAGCCGAGTATAAGATGAGAAAGTGGGAACCAGCCAATGACGTTTTTAACACCTAATGACCTTGAAAGAATAAAGGAAATCGCACGTAAACTTCAAGGATTAAGACTTGTTGGTGGACCAGTAGATGATGCTGGTCCACTTCAAATTACCATAGAAGATATGACACCGCTAATAAAATCAAAGGAGAACGATAATGGGAATAAATAAAGGCTATTTAACGGCAAAAACTAATGAGGCATCAGACGAGGTTTATACTCCGGCTTATGCGGTTAAGCCAATTTTGAAATATCTCGACAGAGGAAATAAGCCTTCCTATACTATATGGTGTCCATTTGATTAGGAAGATAGTGAATATGTTATCCAACTTCGTGCCGCCGGCCATAAAGTTATAGCAACTCATATTGATAATGGATAGAATTTTTTCTTCTATGAGCCGGAAGAACCATATGATTATATTATTTCAAATCCTCCATTTAGTATTAAAGATGATATATTAAAGAGATTAAGTGAAATTGGCAAACCTTATGCTATGTTATTGCCTTTACCTACGCTCTAGGGTTTAAAGAGGTTTCCTTATATAAAAGACTGTCAGGCTCTTATCTTTAATAGAAGAATTAACTTTTTTAAGGATAAAGAAACAAAGGAGATTTTAAAGGGAGTTAGCTTTGCTTCAATTTATATATGCAGAGACTTTCTCCCACAAGATTTGATTTTTGAGGAGTTGAAGATATGATAATAAAGAATTTAATTGATGAAGATTTTGTTAATTATAAAAAGCCTTCAATGTTTATAGGTATGCCCCATTGTACATTCAAATGTGATAAAGAGTGTGGATATGACGTTTGCCAAAACTCCGACCTTGCCGCGGCACCCACTGTTGAAATTGATGATGAAGAAATTATTCAAAGATATATTACTAATCCCATTACTGAAGCAATTGTTTTGGGTGGCTTAGAGCCCTTTGATGATTTTAATGACTTATTTGCTTTTATTGCTGATTTTCGGAATTATAGTAAAGATGATATTGTAATATATACAGGATATTATCCAGAAGAGATCCCTTCATATTTAGATTTATTATCAGCTAATTATAAAAATATTATAATTAAATTTGGTCGTTTTATTCCAAATAAGCCTCATAAATTTGATGAATTGCTTGGAGTTCAATTAAGTAGTGATAATCAATATGCGATGAGATTGGAGGAATAAAATGATACCTAAAGAAAAACAAGAGAAATTCGATAAGATAGTGGAAGTTCTTAAAGAAGCATATGAGGACGGCACGCTTAATAAAGCAATAGATTCTGCACTTGATATTATACTTGATTCTATTGACCCACCTCAAGAGCATTTTGGCACTTTTGCTGAATTTAAACATATAGATGAGTTTAATGTGCCGCCATTACCAGATGATATAATCAATCGGTCGAGCTGTGCGTGGTCAACTTGTGATATACAAGAAGCGATTAGGAGGGCGAAGGAATATGAAGATAAAAGTAAACGAAGAGGACATGGTGCTCGTAGCAGAAATACGCGCCGCCCTCAATAAAAATAAATCATTATATGGTAAGCAGTATTGTCCATGTGTGCCGGAGTTTAAATACTGCGCTGAGAACAATTAGGACTTTGTTTGTCCTTGCAAAGATTTCCGTGAGAATGTAAAAGCAGGAGAAACTTGTCATTGTGGACTTTATGTTAAAGTGGAGGAGTAATGTCTTTTTGGGTAGGATGTATTATTTTTATAATTGGTTTTGGATTTGGACTTTGTTGCCGTGACGACTTCTCCGGAGAGAAGAAAAAGCCCTGGGAAGATAAAGATGAATAAGGAGGAAATCAAATGATACAAGGATTTGACGTTCATAAATTAAACGTCATATATAAAAATATAGATGAATTGATAGAAGAGTATGGCGTGGGAGAAGTCGAATCGGTTTTAAATAAATATATTTAGAAGAAAAAGCCGAAAGTTTGTGATAGCTGTATATGTAAAACCTGTGCTATTGCTGAAGTAAATGGTGGTGCGCCGGGCTGTGGAGATTGTTATAAGTGCTCTAATAGCGGAAACTATGAATATCATTGTAATAGCTGTAATGAGTATTATAACACAGATGAGCCGAAAGGCATGAATCTTGGATATATTTGCCGCAAGAAAATGGAGGAAGAAAATGAACACGATAATTTAGGGAAATAAAGAGAAACTCAAAGAATATAAATATTTTGAATGTGCATAGTGTGGCTGGGCCGGCAGGGCTGATAAAGATGAGTATAAAAAATGGGATTATTATAATGCAAGTTATTATTATATTCCTTGCCCCTGTTGTAATAATGATGCAAATGAAGTAGATAAAGAACGTAGATAGGAATTAATTGAAATTTTTAAGGGTCAAAATACCGGAGAGTATTGGAAAAATCGTTAATAAAGAATGAGTCAAGATTTAATATCTTGACTTTTTTCGTTATTTATGCTATAATTATATAGAAAATGAAATAAAAGGAGGAATTAAATGGCAATTGATAATTATGGAATAGACGATATTAAGCACCTAGAAACCAGAGAAGCCATTAGAACTCGTATACAGATGTATCTCGGCTCCGATGATACAGATGGTATCTATCAAGCATTAAAAGAGATTATCAATAACTCTACTGATGAAGCTCTCGCAGGCTATGGTAATAATATCCAAATCATTCTTAATGAGGAAACTAATACTATTACAGTTATTGACTTTGGACGTGGTGTTCCTTTTGGTATTAAAGATGGCAGAAATATTCTCGTTGCAATTTATACTGAAAGTCATACTGGTGGTAAGTTTGATAAAAATGCATATAAAAATAGTTCAGGCCTTAATGGTATTGGTGGTACAGCTGTTTGTATGTCAAGTTCTGCATTTACAGTAACTTCATGTAGAAATGGTAAAATTGCTACTGCGGAGTTTAAAGAAGGTAATTTAATAAACTATAAGGAAGAAAAATCAACTCTTGCTCAAAGCGGTACAACAGTAACATTTAACCCTGACAAAGAAGTGTTTAGAAATATGACAGACGGATTTAGTTATGAAAGAATCTGTTCTGAAATAAAGAATATCTCTTACCTCAATAAGGGAGTTCACTTTTTTGTTTCAACAGTAAGCGGAAAGAAAACAGAATTTTATTCTGAAAATGGTATTGCAGACTTTATTCGTGACCATGTAGATTCTCCGCTTATGAAGGCTCCTATTATTGCTACTGCAAAAGATGATACAGACGAACTTGAGATTGCATTTATGTGGACTGGCGATGCCACACAGGAATATGTATTCGTAAATGGATTATACTGTCCTTTTGGTGGCTCTCCTATAACTGGTGCAAAGACGAAAATAACAACAAAAATAAAATCATTAGCTGGTGAAGCTTTTGACCCGGAACTTATTCGTAAAGGACTTGTTTATGCAATTAATTGTAAGGTAGCAAATCCTTCTTTTGCTAATCAGACAAAATCAAAGATAAACAATCCGAACTTACGTACACTTGCCTCCCAGGCATTTGACGAAGCACTTGAAGAATTCTCGCACACACCCGATTTTCCTGTTATTATTGAAATGATAAGGAAATATCAGAAAGCAGAAAAGGCGGCGGACAAGGCTCGTAAAGAAGCATTAACTCGTCAGAAGAAATATCAGGATCTTTCTAAGAAAAAGATAGAGTTTATTGATAAGCTCTCAGACGCAGAAAAACTCGGACAAGATTCGATTCTTTGTGTCGTAGAGGGAGATTCAGCTGGTAATGCCGCCGCAGCAGGACGTGATACTAAAAAATATGGCATCTTAAGACTTCGTGGTAAAATGATTAATGGACTTAAAGAAGACGATGATAAGGAGTTTTATGATAATAAAGAAATAGAACTTCTCATTTATGCGCTCGGCATAAGCCCCGATCATTATGACCCAAGTAAATTGCGCTATGGAAAAATAGCAATCTGTGTCGATGCGGATAAGTAACATTGTCCGAAAATGCTTTAATCCTTGTCAGGATGGTCTACATATAATTGTAGGCTAACGGTATCAGAAAAATAAGACCGCCTATTGAAACCACAAGAGATAATAGGCATCTCCAAGGACGAATAATCTGACTAAGAAACCCTAAACCTGAAACATGGTGAGATAAAGGGAATACCGTGCTAATCGTAAATTATTCCTCTTTTTAAGAGGTGATAAATATTTTCAAAATATATTGCATAACTAATTTAATTAATAATCATAAATATATAGGGATAACTTCTCGTTCATTAAAAATAAGATTTTCAGAACATTGTTGCCATCCTTGTACATTAATTTATGACGCTGTTAAAAAGTATGGAAAAGAAAATTTTATAATAGAACTAATTGAAGATAATGTTCCTAATGAATTTATAGATGAAAAAGAAAGATATTATATTAATAAGTATAATACTTTAAAACCTAATGGATATAACTTATCAACGGGTGGAATAAGTAATAAAGATGTTAATGAAGAAACACGAAAACATCTTCAAGAAATTAATATAGGCATTAATAATCCTCGTTGTAATAAATATATTTTACAATATGATTTAAACAATAACTTTATTGCAAAATATGGCTCGGCAAGGGAAGCCGGGCGTGCATTAGGTAATGAAAATAAATATCGTGCAATTTTAAATTGTTTAAATGGCAAAACAAAAACTTCACAAGGTTATATTTGGAAATATGAGGAATAATTAAGCGAAGGGTGTATCGACTATCTCCGTGAAGGAGAGTACTGGTGTTATTGACACACACTGGGAAAGAGCATTCTCTCAATTGAGAGTAAAATATAGTCAGTGCCAGTTCGAAAGACTGGATTACATGGATGATGGATATCATATCGCACTCCTTATTCTTGCTAACTTGCAGAGAATATGTCCTCAATTCCTCAGAGAAAATAGAATATATTGGCTCCGTTCTCCATTGTTTATTGAGCAAGACAAGAATGGCAAGCCACTTAGATGTTGGTATACAAACGAGGAATTTAATGCAGTACGTGGCCTTAAAAAAGATAGTATCAAAAGAGTAAAAGGACTTGGACAGCTTAATGACCGCGACCTTAAAGCAACGATGTTTTCAGACCAGAATCAAAAGATGGATCAAATTATCTATTCTGAAGAGGGCATTCATCAACTATGCCAGCTTATGGGACCAGACATTAAACCACGTAAAGAATTCGTTTTCTCACGAATAGATTTTTCAAAATTTGCAGTATAAAGAATTGACTTTTTAGCCATATTATGTTATAATAATATAAAAGGAGTGAGAAAATGGAAATAAATCTTTTAGATATTGTTGATGAAAGTTTCCGTATTTATGCGGGAATGACAATTGAAGATAGAGCTATTGTTGACGCGCGCGACGGGTTAAAGCCCGCCGCTCGTCAGTGTATGTATGCTCAATATATTGAAAAAATAACACATAAGAAACCTTTTAAGAAATCTGCTAAATCGGTTGCCGCGGCACTTGACCATTTTTATGTTCATGGAGATGCCGCCTGCTATGACCTTCTTGTTAGAATGGCTCAGCCATTTAGTATGAGATACTTAATAGAAGATTTCGATGGACAGTGCGGTCATGCGACTGATGGTAAGGCTTCTGCCGCACGTTATACAGAAATGAGATTAGGCGAGTTAGGTTGCACTTTCTTTGACGGTATTGAAAAACATAGCATTAAAGAATGGTGTAATAACTATGATGATACTGAACAATATCCAGCAGTTGTGCCATCGCTTGGTTTCTATAACATCTGTAATGGCACTACTGGTATTGCAACAGGTCTCGCAAGCTCTATCCCTCAGTTCAATGTAGCTGAGGTTAATGAAGCTATGATTAAGCTTCTTTGGGATAGAACTATAGATTTCGAAGAAATATATTGCGCTCCAGACTTTGCTACTGGTGGAACCATACTTAATAAATCAAGAGTTAAAGAATTACTCAGAGACGGATGCGGTGGAGCAATTAAACTTCGTAGTACCGCAGAATATGACGCTTCAGAAAATTGTATATATTTTACTGAACTTCCATATGGTACATATGCTAGAACCATAATGGAGCAGATTAAAAAGCTTGTTGAAAAAGGCGAACTTATTGGTATTGAAAAGATACTTGATTTGTCTACAAATACCGGTAAAATAAAAGTAGTTCTTGAAAAGGGAGTAAATCCAACTAAGCTAACAAAACAATTATTTAAGCTCACATCTTTACAGGATAGCTTTACAGTTAATCTAACAATGCTTGAAAAAGGCTGCTATCCAAAAGTTTATACTTGGAAAGAAGCACTTCTTGCACATATTGACCATGAGATTGAGTGTAAACGTAATATGTATGTCTTTGATATTAATAAAATGAAAGACAGAATTCATATTATTGATGGATTATTGATTGCTCTTGCAGATATAGATACTGTTATCTCTATTATAAAGGGGTCAAAGAGCAAAGATGAGGCAAAAGCTAAGTTAATTGAAAGGTATAATATTGATGAGGAGCAAAGTGCCGCCATCTTAAAAATGCCTCTTAGCCGCCTTGTTAGTCTTGAAACTCTCGACCTTGAAGATGAGAAGTCTAATCTTTTAGCTGAAATTGCACGTATTCAAAATATACTTAACAATAAAGACCTTCTCTATAAAGAAATTGAAGACGGAATGAGAGCAATTATAAAAAAGTATGGTGATGCTCGTAGAACCAGACTTATAGATCTTGACTTTACTTCAGAAAAGGAAGAGGAAGCAGAACCTATCGAAAAGAAAGAGCTTCTTATACATTACACAAATCTTGGTAATATTTACACCGTAGAGTCTTCTACATTAATGAAGACGCGCCGCGGCGGAAAAGGCTCCAAGATTAAAATGGCTGACAATGAAGCAATAGTTAAGACTATTAATGATACTAATTTCAGTTCATTACTTATTTTCTCTAATTTTGGTGAAATGTATAGTCTATCAATTGATGACCTCCCGATAAATGCGAAAATTAATATAGCTCAATTATTTGAATTTGCGTCTGGAGAAAAGCCTACTGCAATTACTTCGATTAATCGTAAGCAGGATATAAAATATTTTGTATTTATCACTAAAAACGGCATGATTAAGAAAACTCTTGCAGACGAGTATGACCATAAGAGAGGAAAGTCTCTTAAGGCTATCAAGTTGAAAGACGGTGATGAAGTAGTAAACGTATTATTTATGAATGAAGAAAAAGTCGGAATCTTGACTTTTAATGGAAATTTTGTTATAATAAATACAAATGATATAAATGCAATAGGACGAGCAACATCAGGTGTTAAAGCTATCAAACTTAACGATGATGACTATGTAATTGATGCAAAAATAATTGACGAAAAAGATAAGTATATGATTACACTTTCTGAGCGCGGTCTAATTAAAAAGTCTTCTATGAGTGAGTTTCCGACTTGCGGCCGCCCCATTAAAGGAAAGAAAATTTCTGACACCAGAGATAAGGACAGAATAGTTAAATTCTTGACTTTAAATGAAGATAATGATATAATTATTATAGTAAAACGAAAGAGCATTAAAATATCTACAACAGAATTAAGAGAATTAACTCGAAATGCTACTGGAGTAAAAGCTATAAGCATTGATGAAAATGATATTGCTTCAGATTTAGTGAGGGGATAGGAATGAGTGTTGAATCAAAGATAGAAAAAATAAAAACTGAAAAGGAGAGCGCAATTGATGCGCTCACCCTTTACCTTGATTCTATATATAATATGACTGACAGATTCTTTGATGTAAAAATTAAAGAAGACGGTAGCATAGAAAGGGTTCTTAAGAAAGGACTCGAACCAGATATGAAAATAGAAAAGTTCATTATGGAACTTAATAATGATGCTAGTGAATACGAAAAAATTAGAGGAAAACTTAAAAATGACGACTTTAATTTGTAGCTCACTGAAATTGCAAGAATAGGATTAGCTTTTACTTATACAGCTATGATTATTCAAAAGCGAATTGATGAAAGCACCAAAGCCTTAAAGGATATTAAGTCCATTGTTGACGTTTTGATGGAAGGAGAAACTCAAAATGTTGACTTTTCTAAGAAAGATTGATATAATATATATACAGAAAGTTAATCAAAGACAAATTTCTTTTTAATAGAAGAAAAAAGCTAAAGATTTGACTTTCAAATCCAAAAGTGATATAATATTTATAGTAAATAAATAGCAATCAAGTGGAAATCCACCCTGCTATTTTATTTAATACATTTTAATTATTTTAAATTTTAAAAGGAGTGATTTTTAATGGCAACTAAGATGACAGAAAATTCAAGAAAGGTATTTGAGTATCTCAAGGCAGCAGGTGCAGGTGTTCCCTTCACAACCAAGTAGGTTCAGGAAGCTCTCGGTTTTGAGAAGGCTGGTTCTGTAACAGGTTCTGTAACAGGTCTTGTTAAGAAGGGCTATGCAGAGAGATTTACTGAGACAGTAGAGGACGAGAACGGCAAGTCTAAGGAAGTTAAGAAGTTTGCTCTTACTGAGGCTGGCGCTAACTTTGATCCAGATGCAGAATAATTAAATTATAATTATAATTGGGGCGATTTTCTCGCCCCAAAACTTTAAATGACTAAATATCCCAAATGGAGGAATAAGTAAATGTTAAATATTGAAAAGACTTAGAGCGAAAATAATGTATATGTTAGCGGTATTCTTAATGAACTTGATATTGTAACTGGTACAACTACAGATGGTCGTGAATGGATTCGTGGAACTGCAAACATTAAGTGCGACTAGGATATTAATGGTAAAGCAACAGAATGTATTGTAGTAAATAAAATGTTCTCTATGAGACTGAAGAAAGACGGCGAACCCAATAAGGTTTATGATAGAATTCTTGGTTATAAGACTAAGTATACTTCTGCCGCCGCGGCGGAAGATATCTCTTAGGCTTCAAGAATTACTATTAATGGAGCACAGCTTGAAGAGAATATTTGGATAGATAAGAATAGCGGTGAAGAGCGTAGTTCTTTCCAGATTTCATCGAATTTCTTAAATGACAAGAGAGATGGAGATAAGGACGGCGCAACTTTTCAGCTTTCTGGTGTCATTCTTAATGACCCTATTGAAGCAGAAGAAAATGACAAGAATGGCGATCCTACTGGAAGAATTCGTATAAAGTTTGGCGTAATTAGTTATGCTGGAAAGATTAATGTTCTTGATCTTTATGCTCAGGGAAGTGCTAAAGCTCACATTCAGGAAAATTGGACAAAGGGCGATACTGTGAAGGTAACTGGTAAAATTAATGCCACTCATACTGTTGAAACAATAACAGAACCTCAAGGTTTTGGCGATCCTATTGAGAAGACTCGTACAATTTCAAGAAAAGAACTCATTATAACTGGTGGTTCTCAAGGAGCGCTTGAAGAAGATCTTTCTTATGATGCTGATTCAATCAAGAAAGCCATGGCAGAGCGCAGAGCTAATATAGATCAGCTTAAGGCAAGCAATACAACAGCAAAAGCATCTCCTAGAACTAAGGCTAATGATTTCGGATTTTAATTAATCCGAAATCTATAGTTAAAGGAGGGGTTTAAATGCCTATAGATTTATTGAATCTTCAACCTCAAATTATTTCAAAAAATTTGAGAGGCAAATATGTAATGCTTTATGGACTTCCCGGCGTGGGTAAAACCAGTTTAGCCGCACAATTTGAAAAAGTGTTGATAGCAGGGTTTGAAATGGGCACAAATGCACTTAATAATGTATATGTAGCTCCTATTAAGACTTGGGATGATTGGAAACGTATGGTAAAAGATCTTTGTCGTAAAGAAGAATTAAAAGAAAAATTCCATACTGTTGCTATTGATACAGTCGATGAAGCTTGGAGTCTTTGTACTAAATATGTATGCGGATAGGCTGGTGTAAATAACCTTAGTGATGCGGGGTATGGTAAATTATATGCAGAGGCCTCTAAAGAATTTTCTCAACCATTTAGAGATTTAACTTATAATGGTTATGGATTGATTTTTACTAGCCATTCAACAGAAAAAGAGTTTAAGAATGAAAAGGGAGAAAAATATACTCAAATCGTTCCTGCTCTTTAGAATCGTGCTTTTGATATTGTCAATAAAATGGTTGATATTATAGCATATATAAGAGAAGTATCTCTTGAAGATGGCGATAAAGTTATTCGTAAGCGCTTTATGTTCCTTCGAGATGAAGTTGGCGATAGATTTTTGGTTAAATCTAGATATCGTTATATTGCACCGAGGATTCCTCTTGATTACAATGCTTTAGTTGAAGCTATTTATGCAGCTATTGATGAGGAGTGCTCGCACTCTGGTGGAACGGCTACAGAAGAAAGTAACCCATATACAGCCTTGAATTTTGATGAATTAATGGAAGAAGCCAAGATGCTTTGGGGAACCGTTGTCCAGAATAATAAAACTGGTGAGGCTGCGGCCATATTGGAATCGGTTTTTGGAAAGCCAACAAAATTTTCAGAAATCTTGCCTGATGAGGTCGAAAAGCTCAATCATGTATTGATTGAAGTACGAGCTATACTTTGATTATTTCGGGGAAAGATTTTATATCTTTCCCCATTTTATATTTAAGGAGGGGCCTAATGCTTGTAATTGATACTAATATTTTATTAGACTTCCCTCAAATTATTGAGGAAGATACAGATGAACAATTGGTTATTTCTACCGACGTACTTAAAGAACTTGATGGTTTAAAGCTCCATCCAAGTTTTGACGTTTCTTATAAAGCACGTCGCGCCGCCGTAGTCATTTCTCGTAATTTAGATAAATTACTTTGGGATGATACGTTAGAAAAAGAACGCTATGATTCTGTAGATGATAAACTCATAGAAATCACAAAAACTAGAGATGCAGTATTAGTTACTAATGATGTATCTTTAAAAGTAAAAGCTCTTACCAAAGGCGTTAAAACAAAAGCTTATGGAAAGACAGAAACCTATACAGGAACAAAAGATGTTCTTATTACTCCCAATAATGATAAAGACTATCAAATGGTTGAGTATATCCATAACACTGGAGAAATACCAGAAGAACTTGGGAAGATTTATGAGAATCAATATGTTTTGTTTAAGGACTTAACAGCGCCTTTTGAGAATAAACACGGTGAAACAGATTATACAATCTATGAAATATTTGTGTGCCGCGGAGGTATTCTTCATAACGTATAGGAAGACTATGAAGTAAGAATCAAGAATGAATGGTGCGTTAAACCAGATAAGGGTATCGGCCCTCGCAATCCTGAGCAGAAATGTCTTTTTGACATTCTCAATAATAAGGAAATAACAATTGTTTATGCTGGCGGAAAATTTGGAACAGGTAAAAGTTTTATTCTTAATCACTATGCTCTTCAAGAGTTAGAAAAAGGTAGAATAAGTAAAATCATTTATGTTCCTAATAATGCCTATACTGAAAATACTATCGACATTGGCGCACTTCCTGGCGAATTACTAGATAAAGTAGCTGGACAAATTGGCCCACTTGTAGATTTAGTTGGTATTGATAAAGTTCAAGATATGATTATGAAAAATCAGCTTGAAGTTGTAAATATGGGTTCTATTAGAGGTCGTAGCTTTAATGATTCAATTATTATCGTTAATGAAGCTCAGAATCTCACAGAAGAACATATTAAATTATTAATAGGAAGAGTAGGTGACAATTCTCGTATCTTCTTTGACGGAGATTTAAAACAAGCAGATAGCGCTATTTTTAGAAATAGAAATGGATTAAAATTACTTTTGCATTTAAGAAAGTCACCACTTTATTCTAAAATATTTGCGACAGTTCAGCTAAAATTAACAGAAAGAAGCTTTACAGCTCAGGCGGCCTCTTATCTGGATGAACTTACTGGTGGTATTTAAAAGAAGGGGCGATTTCGGTCGCCCTTTTTATTTGACTTTTTTAACAATTTATGTTATAATATTTATAGAATTAAAAAAGAAAAGGTGAGCAAATGGCGAAACGAATACCAGAAGAAATTATACAAAAGATACCTATTCTTTATAAAGAATATGGTATTAAAAGTAAAGTTGCAGAAGAACTTGGTATCTCTGTATCTAGTGTTTCTAAATATTTAACAATATTTGAAGGAGCACCATAGGAAAAGGAATCAAAAAAGAAAACAAAGATTGATGATGAGACTATTCAAAAAATTAATCAAAGATATTCTGAATGTAAAAATATGTCTTAGGTAGCAAGAGAACTAGGTATAGCTCCAACAACGGTAAAGAAATATTTGACAGAGGAAAATCTTCAATTAAAGCAATCTGAATGCGATGATAGAGATGCTTTATGGTATTATATTTTTAGACTTTTTGGACAAGACTCTGAAGATAAACCAGTAAGTGATTGGAATATTACTCAAATGCAAAAATTTAGAAAACAGGGTATGCCTTATCGAGGACAGCTTTTAACATTAAAATATTTTTATGATATCCGTAAAAATTCAAAAGAGCGCTCCAATGGAAGTATTGGCATTATTCCATTTGTTTATGACGAAGCAAGATTATATTATGAGAAATAGGCGAAAAAAGCTGACGAGATTGGAAAAGCAATTCAAAAGCAACTTGAACAAGACAGAATAGAAATCAAATATAATCCGAGTGATTATATTGGAAAGAAAACTCGGCGTAAATTGATAGACTTAAACGAGATAGGAGAGTGATAAAGTGATTTAGGTTGATAGAAGAACAATCATTCAAGTTCTTGGAAGTCTAATGAGCCGCCCTGAATTATTAAGTGATACTGATAAATATCAACTTGAACCTACTGATTTTACTCAATATTTGGATAAAATGGTTTTTTCCGCAATATATAATTTATATGCTGGTGGTGCGGAACAAATTCATACTATTGATATAGATTCTTATTTACAAGATAATGAGGCGGCAAAGTCTGCTCTTGAAAAAAATAATGGCTTAGCTTTCATTCAAGACTGTGAAGACTTAGCAGATCCTGCGAATTTTAATTATTACTATAATAAACTTAAAAAGTTTAATCTTTTAAGAGATATACAAAAAAATGGTCGAGATATATCATCTTTTTATTGTGAAGATATTCTTAATCCGGAATGCAATAAAATTAATGAACGTTTCGAACAAATGACTGCTACCGACATATTTAACTTATTAAAAGGAGAACTCGCAGATCTTGAAAATAAATATGTTATTAATAGCGTTGTTGAAGAAAGTTTTGCCGCGGTGGGCATTCGAGATTTAATTAAAGAATTAAAAGAAAAGCCGGAAATTGGAGTAAGATTACAAGGGGAAATTTTCAATACGGTTACTCGTGGAGGAAGAAAAGGGAAATTTTATCTCCGTTCAGCAGGTTCTGGTGTAGGTAAAACCCGTTCAATGGTTGGTGATGCATGTAATATTGCATATCCAATTAGATATGATACTCGATATTAGAAATGGATTTATACTGGTGAGCCAGAAAAAGTTTTATATGTAATGACAGAGCAAGACCCCGCAGAAATTCAAACAATGATACTTGCATATCTTACAGGTTATAATGAAGATATGTTTTTATATGGAACATATGGCGAAGAACATATGGACAGAATTATGAAAGCAGTAGATATAATGGAGCGATACAAGGATTATATGTTATTTGCTCGTATTCCAGATCCATGTGCTTCAGTTATTAAAAATCTCTTTAGACGTTATAGCCTTCAATTTGGAGTAGAAAATTTCTTTTATGATTATATTTTTTCCTCTCCTGCAATGCTTAATGAGTATAGAGATTTAAAGCTAAGAGAAGATGTTTGTTTACGACTTCTCACTACAGCAATTAAAAATTTAGCCGTTGAATTAGATGCTTTTGTTATGTCGGCAACTCAATTAAGTGGTGACGACGACCCAAAGGGCGGATTTAAAGACTTTAGGAATATTCGAGGCTCAAAAGCAATTGCTGACCTGGCAGACGTTGCAGCAATTAGGCGCCGCCCTAGTCCAGAAGAATTAAAGCTAGTTGAAGATTTTGAAAAGCGTTATAATTATAAACCAAATGCAATTACAGATATTTTTAAAAATCGTCGTGGCCGTTGGACTATGATTAGTATTTGGTCAGTAATAGATTTAGGAACTTTGAGAACAGTTGACTTATTTGTTACTACTCCAGATTATAAGCCAATTAAAGAATTTCAAATTGTTAATTTTGTCTCGATTGATATGGAAAAGAGAAAAGAAATGGAAGAATTCTATAATGATGGTATAGTCAGCGATGAAATAGCAGATGAATTGTTAGCTAATTTTGAAGAGCAAATGCCAAAGTCAGTGGTAGATTCTATTACCGAAGCTTTTGGTGATGCAAAAGAAACTAGAGAAAGGTTGAAGAATTTGGACTTCGATGATTTATTATGAAAATTGATTTAAAACAGGTTGAACAAGATTTAACTCCAGAAAGAGTTATTGAATTAGTAACTGGACTTGGAGCTGATAGATATGATGAACGAGAAAGTTATATTATTTTCCCAACCATATGTCATAATGAAAATTCTGACGAAGCTAATATGAAACTTTATTATTATAAGCGTAATCATAAGTTTCATTGTTATACAGATTGTGCTGAAAATTTTAATATATATCAGCTATTTGAAAAAAGGTATCAATTGCTTGGAATTAAATATGACTTTTTTAAGGATATAGTCCTAAAAATAACTGACGGACTTGATTTAAAAGAATTTAACGAAGGATTTGGATATAAATATAAAAGTATAGAAGACAGATATGTTAAACAAGAAATCAATATAGAAATAAAACCCATCTCCAAACAATTGCTAAATATTTATACTTATTATCCAACAACGGAATGGTTAAATGATGGAATTAGTGAGCAAGCTATGCAAACTTTCCATATTCTATACGATATTTTAAGAAATAAAATTATTATTCCTCATTTTAATGAAGAAGATAATTTAATAGGAATTAGAGGCCGCGCCCTCAATGAAGAAGATTTGATATATGGTAAATATATGCCAGTATCAATTGAGGGAAAAATATATGCCCATCCTCTTGGATATAATCTTTATGGATTAAATATGAATAAAGAGAATATCAAAAGACGAAAAACTGCAATTATTTTTGAGGGCGAGAAATCAGTTCTTCAATATGAGACAATGTACGGACGTGATAATAATATTGCTGTTGCTGTATGTGGTAGTTCAATTTCATATTATCAAATTCAATTGTTATTAGATTTAGGCGTTGAAAATATAATTATAGCATTTGATGCGCCGGCAGCCATAACTTTTGAAGAATTAGAAAAACATTATCATAAATTAGAAAAGCAATGTGAGCGATTTAAATATAAATGTCATATCGGTTTTATTATAGATTACAAAAGAATCCTCGGTGCGAAAGATAGTCCTACTGATTTAGGCAAAAGCGCGTTTGAGGAAGTTATGAAACGCCCAATTTGGCTAAATTAAAAGGAGGAATTAAATGAAATATATAAGAAAGACAAGCAAAGATATTACCTCAAATTTTTTATCAGAGCTTCTTTCTGATAGAAATATGGATTTTGGTAATAATCCAACTCTTTTCTTCCATCCCTCTTGGGAAAATGAAGTCCCTTCAGTTAATCTTGATAACATGGAAGAAGGAAGTCTTTTACTCGAAAAACATATTTTAAATGGGAATAAAATATTTATCTGCGTAGACTCAGATGTAGATGGTTTTACTAGCGCAGCGGTATTCTATTGTTTTTTAATGAATACATATGGAGTTAAATATAATATCTCTATTGATTATCATGTTCCTGAAGGTAAGGAACATGGATTAAGAACACTTATGGATATTTTTGAAAATGAAAAATGCTGTGATTTAATTGTTTTGCCTGATAGTTCAAGTAATGATTTTGAAGAGCATAAGCATTTAAAGGATTTAGGATATGATATTCTTGTTCTTGACCACCACGAAGCTGACCATTATAGTGAAAGTGCTGTAGTAATTAACAATTAGCTTTCTAAAAACTATGAGAATAAGGCTCTTAGCGGCGTTGGAGTGGTTTATAAGTTCCTTGAATACTTCGAATATTGGTTTGCTGACAGAAATTATTTTCAAGACGAACATGAAAGAGAAAGTTGGGAGCCGCACGCTCAAGATTACCTTGACCTTGTAGCCCTTGGTGAAATAAGTGATATGATGAACATGAATACATTAGAAAATCGTTATATTTGTGAATACGGTTTATCACATATTAATAATGGCTTCTTCAAAGAATTGGTTGAAAAGCAGTCGTATTCATTAGGCAATGGTCCACTTACTCAGATAGGTGTAGCGTTTTATATAACCCCTCTTATAAATGCTCTAATTAGAGTTGGCTCTGATTTGGAAAAAGAAAGACTATTTGAAGCATTTTTAATGCCTCAGAAGCAGGTTCCTTCTACTAAGCGCGGTGAGAAAGGTCAAATGGAAACATTGGCTACCCAGAGTGCAAGAAACTGTACTAACGCTAAGGCTCGTCAAAAGAGAGAGATGGACAAGGCAACTCAATTACTTGATGTCCAGATTATTAATGAAAATTTAGATGAAAATAAAATTCTAATTCTTAATGCAGATGACCTTAACGTTTCAAATACATTAACTGGTCTTTGCGCTATGAATGTTGCCGCCGCCTATAAAAAACCAGTTATGCTTGGACGCATTAGTCCTGATGGATACTTAAAGGGTTCAATTAGAGGTCGAGAAGGCTCTGAGTTAAAAGACCTTAGAGGTTTCTTATTAGACAGTGGTTTAATGGACTATGTTGAAGGTCATGCCAATGCCGCCGGTTTTAGTATTAAAGTTAAGGATATTGACAAATTAACAAATTATGCCAATGAAAAACTTAAAGATATTAATTTCAATGAAGGTTTTTACGAAGCAGACTTTATTGTTCCAGGTAATTGCTCTTATCTATCAAATATAATAGAAGAGCTAGAAAATGGCCGCTCTTTATGGGGACAGGGCAATCCAGAGCCAATCATCATTGTTACAAATATCACAATAGATGTAAAAGACATACAGGTAATTGGTGCTTATAAAGATACATTGAAATTTAGTTTTAATGATATTACTTACGTAAAGTTTAAAGCAAAGTCTTTAATTGATGAATTATTCTTACAATCTGGAAAAATAAATATTACAGCTGCCGGCCGCGGAAATATAAATGAATGGGGCGGTAGAACAACTCCGCAAATTTTACTTGATGAAATTGAAATTAAGGAGAGTAGCGCCGATGATTTTTGATGTTAATAATTGTACAGAGCAAGATAAAAAAGATTTTTTTAACTTTTGGAAAACTGGATATGAAGGACACGTATTTCATACTCGTAACGGAGATTACACTCTAAAAGAACTCGTGTCTGTTACTGTAGAAAATAAAGATACTGGAACCAAAGTCACTATATATGGAAATAAAGAGTCTAAGGAGGAATAAAAATGGGAGAACTTTGTAAGAGAACTGAAGAGTGGAGAGTTAACGACGAGATTGAGGCTAAGGCATTAATTGAAGATGCTAAGAAAAAAGAAGCTGTTGAAGGCTATGAACTTAAGTCTTATAAAATGGTAAAGAAGGACAAGAAGTCTAAGGGTGAAATAATCGACAGCTGGGTCGTTGTAACCCTTGTTAAACAGTGGTAATACGATGAGCTATAAAGATGAATTAAAGATAGCATTTCTTAGTTATATGGCTGGTCACATTAAGTCTGATGAATTGGACAGAAGAATTGAGGAAATTTTTTCTAAAGCTGTATATGAAGAATTAAAAGAGAAAGGAGTAGAATTAAAATGAGGTATTTAAACGAAGGCGGAAGTCCAGTATATATTGTCTATGAGCCAGAAGATTTTGAAGACCCAGTTGTTGGCTATACTGCAATTTAGTATTGGATGAACGATATAGGAGAAGATTTTTTTGATTATTATGGATACCATTTCCATTTTAGTAACTTCATTCGTTTTCTTCTTAAGCGTAAAGAGGTAAGCAAAGAAATACTTATAAACGCAGTTTTTGATGACCTTAAGGGAGAACATCAGGATATTGCTTATGCTATTCAAGAAGCTTTTGAAAATGATGAAATTGCAGACAAGCTATCTGTATTAATTACTGACAAAATCTATCAACTGTTTGCAGTATATGTATCTGAAAGGGCTTATACTAAACTATATCAAGTCATCACAAATGGTGGAGCACTTACTGCCCCATTCGTACTCGCAATTAGAGATTATGAAGTCGAATATTGGAGAAAAGAATATGAATATTTATCGAAAATTAACTTAATGGAGGAATTGGCGAATGAAAGTGATTATAAGACCAAGGGGATATGGAAAGACTACCTTGCTTGTGTAGACAGCGGCGAAAAATAATTTCCCGATACTTTGTGCACGTGAGTGTAATAAAAGAATCTACGAAATAAGAGCAAAAGAGCTGGGACTTCCAGTACCTCAAATCTTTACTGTAAGTGATATGTTACAAGGAAGAACAAGAGGTACGTGCTATAAAAATATGTTAGTCGATGAAGCTGATGATGTATTGGCTTAGTTTATGAAGGAAACAAGTTATTGTACACCTTTAATAGCAACAATGACAATCGAGGAGGAGAAGTTAAATGAAAATCCATAGAGATGAAAAGGACAATTATAAGAAGAAGATTGACCGTTTCAAAGACGAGATGTCTCGCCGCAACAAGGAAATCCAGAAAGAGCGCGAGCGTAAGAAGAACAGCAAGTGAGCGAAAAGTCAAGACCTTTGTCTTGACTTTTTTAATTATTTGTGTTATAATATATATAGAAAAATAAGATAGGAGTTTTATAATATGGTAAAAATTCTTAAAGAAGGACTATATGGAAAAGTCCTCTTTAAATGCTCAAATTGCGATTGTATATTTGAAGTCGATGAAGAAGAGTGTGACCAAGATTGGTCAATCCATAGTATTCCTTGGACGCACAAATGTCCTAAATGTAAAAATCTCTGCAAATCTGATAAGGGTTGTAGAAAAAATAAGTAAGTAAAAGGAGGTTTCTACTGAATGAGCTTAAATGGAGTTCCAAGATTTGATACTCACAGTCACAGTGAGTATAGTAACATTCGTTTAATTGACTCAATCAATAAGATACCAGATATGATTAAGACAGCACATCGTCTTGGAATGAAAGGTATTGCATTGACTGACCATGAATGTGTTAGTGGTCATTTAAAGTGGCTGTAGACAGAAAAGAAACTTAAAGAAAAGGGCGAAATACCTGAAGATTTCAAGTGCGCGTGTGGTAATGAGATTTATCTTGTAAAGTTCCGTGATGATATCGAAAGATATTGGCACTATATATTGATAGCCAAGAATGAAGAAGGTCATAAGGCAATAAGAGAATTGAGTTCAACTGCTTGGTATTACAGTTTTACTTCTCGCGGCATGACAAGAGTTCCAACTCAAATGAATGAACTGGAAGCAATTATAAAGAAATATCCAAACTCTTTAATTGCAACAACAGCTTGTATCGGTGGTCAGCTCGGCGGAAGAGTTCTTCAACTCATAAAAGCTGAGACAGCAAATGATGAAAATGAAATATTCCGTTGTAAGCAGGATATTGACGATTTCATTCGTTGGAATATTGAATTATTTGGTGACGATTTCTATATTGAAGTTGCCGCAGGTCAGTCAAAAGACCAAGTGAAGTTCAATAAAAGAGTCGGTGCAATTGCCAGAGCATATGGCGTTAAAATGGTAATCGGTTCAGACGCACACTATCTTACAGCAAATGAACGTCCACTTCATAAAGCTTATCTTAATTCTAAGGAAGGCGACCGAGAGGTAGATGAGTTCTACTTTGATGCTCATATGATGGACAATGATGAAGCATTTGAAAATTTAAAGGTAGCTTTTACCGAGGAAGAGTTTATGGATATGTGCCGCGCCTCTATGGAAATTTATGATAAGATTGATAGTTTCAGTCTTGAGCATACTTCAATTATTCCAGAGGTAGAGGTAAAGGATTATCCTGTTATATATGATTATGACATTGATTTTATGCAGAATTGTCCGACTCTTACTTCACTAATGAGTAGTCTTAACAGACAAGAAAGATACTGGGTGAATGAATGTATAAATGCCTTAAAAGAAAAGGATTTATATAACACAGAATATCTTGACAGACTTGAAATCGAAGCAAGAGTTATTAAGACAATTGGAGAAAAGCTTAATGATTGTTTGTTTAAATACTTTAATACTTTCCAGCACTTTATTAACTTATTCTGGGATTGCGGTTCAATCGTTGGTCCTGGACGTGGTTCAGCAGTATGTTTCTTATCAAACTATTTGCTTGGTATAACTCAGCTTGACCCATTAAAATGGGGACTTAAGTATTGGCGTTTCCTTAATGAAGAACGTGTTGAGCTTCCTGATATTGATATCGACCTTTCTCCTTCAAAGCGTAAAAAGATTTTCTCAGCAATTCGTAAGGAGCGCGGCGAATTAAATGTTATTCAGGTTTGTACTTTCGGTACAGAAGGTACTCGTTCAGCAATAGCGGCTGCCGGCAGAGGTTATCGTTCAGAATTTTATCCGAACGGTTTGGAGGTTGAAACTACTCAGTATCTTAGTGGACTTATTCCACAGGAACGTGGTTTCTTATGGCCTATCCACGATGTTGTATATGGAAATCCCGAGAAGGGCAGACAGCCAATTGGAGCATTTATTGCCGAGGTAGAGAAGTACCCAGGCCTTCTTGAGATTATTGAATCAATCGAAGGTCTGGTAAATAAGCGTGGTCAACACGCCTCTGGTGTTATTCTTTATAATGATAATCCATATGACACTGGAGCTATTATGAGAAGTCCGAATGGAGACCTTACAACTCAGTTCTCACTTCATGATGCTGAGGCTATGGGTAAGTAACATTGCCCAATAATATCTAACTGTTTATCAGCAGCGTATTAATGGCAGAGCAATCATAAGTAAAAAATACCATTAATGCGTCGGGGAAGCCTGAAGCCCCTGCCGGGAGGCATAGGTATGGTAATCCCGAACTAAATTATTAGAGTTAAACCAAGAAAATCATACTTTATTAGTGGGTAAATAAATATGATTTTTGAGGTGATAAAATGTATGTATATAAAATTACAAATAATATAAATAAAAAAATTTATATTGGTATTACGAATAATTATAAAAAACGATGGTCAAACCATAAAAGTGGTAATAGTAAAAATATGGTAATTGGTAAAGCTATTGAGAAATATGGTATTGAAAATTTTACATTTGAAATACTTTTCTCTGGTCTTAGCTTAGAAGAAGCAAATAATAAAGAAATTGAACTTATTAAAGAATATAATTGTAGAGTTCCTAATGGATACAATGTTTCTTTTGGCGGCGGAGCAATAGATGGAGTCTCAAGATATGGGGCAGATAATAGTCATGCGAAATTAACAAAAGAACAAGCTCAATATATTTTAGACCATCGAGATATTCCAATGTATGTTCTTTATGAACAATTTAATGAAATTATATCTTATTCTGCTTTTAAAGAAATTTATCATCACCATACTTATACTAATCTAAACACAAATACTCCAATTTATCCTTATAATATTGAATTTTCAGCACAATTCACAAGTGGTGGAAAGTTAGATTATGATGATATTGTTCTTCTCAGAGAAAAATACGCAGAAGGCATATATTGGGAAGAAGTATATCAAGATTATAAAAGTCTTTATCCAGATAAATGGACTTTTTGGAATATATATGTTGGAAATAAATATAAATTAGTAATGCCAGAAGTTTTCACAGAAGAAAATAAACATTTACATCATAGCTTAGGTCATTCCGGAGAAAAGAATGGAAAATCAAAATTAACTGAGAATGATGTTAGACAAATAAGAGAACTTCATAAAGAAGGAAAAACTAATAAAGAAATCCATGAACTATTCCCACAAGTAACTACAACATCAATTAGAAATATAGTTAATGGAAAAACTTGGAAAACTCTAATATAAATGTGTATCGACTATTCACGTTAAGTGAAGTAAGATGACTATTGATACGTCATTTGAAATGGTATTCCGCATAATGCGGTAAGAGATAGTCAGTGCCATTAGAAATAATGGATAACACGGATGTTAAGTATGACTTCCTTGTAACTGAAATTTGTGATAAGATAACAACTTGTATCGAACTTATGCAGACCGATGGTATAGTTGAGAAAGACTTATCTTTAAGAAAAATATATGATAAATATCTCCACCCTGCAGTATTAAACCTTGATGACCAGAGAATGTGGACAGCTCTTGGAGAAGGAAGCGTTCTCGACGTATTCCAGTTTAGCACTGGTGTTGGCCTTGCAACTGCAAAGCAGGTTAAGCCTCAGAATCCAACTGAAATGACTTCAGCAAATGCGATAATGAGGCTTATGGGAGAAAAAGGAAAGGAAAGACCACTTGATAGATATTGCCGCCTTAAGGAGGATATTGGTCAGTGGTATAGAGAAGCAAGAGATAGAGGACTTAGCGAAGAAGAGATTAAGATACTTGAGCCATATTATCTTCCACGTTTCGGTGTTCCTGCACTTCAGGAAGACTTAATGGAAGTATGTATGGACGAAAAGATTGGTCACTTCACTCTAAAAGAAGCTAATGCAGCAAGAAAAACTGTTGCGAAAAAACATATGGAAGAAATTCCTGCACTTCATGATAAGTTTATTGATGCATGTCCGAATAAGAATTTTGGTGAGTATGTGTGGGAAACCACGATGGGCCCTCAGATGGGTTACTCATTCTCACTTCCTCATTCCCTTGCATACTCATTCGTTGGTATTCAAACATTATTCTTAGCAACAAATTATCCACAAATCTATTGGAACTGTGCTTGTCTGATAGTTAATGCGGGTGGTGCAGACTTACTTGATGTAGATGATGTTGATACAGACGCAGAAGACGATAATACAACTAAAAAGAATAAGAGTGTTAACTATGGTAAAATCAGTGCCGCCATAGGAGAATCTAAGGTAAAGGGCATTACAGTATTACCACCTGATATAAACGAATCTGGTCTTATCTTTAAACCTGAGTTAAAGAAGAACGCTATCGTTTATGGTATGAAGGGTATCAATAGAATAGGCACTCAACTTGTATATGAAATTTTTAATAATCGTCCTTACACAAGCATTGAAGATTTCTTATCTAAGGTTAAGGTAAATAAGCTACAAATGTTCTCTCTTATAAAAGCTGGTACATTCGATGAACTATATAATGGTAATAGACATTTAGCTATGGTTGAATATGCTAGCACTGTATCTGATAAGAAAAAGAGAATTACATTACAGAATATGCAAATGTTAATTGCAAAGAATATGATACCAGAAGAATTAACATTTGAGAAAAAGCTGTTTAACTTTAATAAGTATTTAAAGAGCTCTAAAGACAGCACTTACTACTATCTCGATGAAATAGCTATGCCATTCTTTGAGAGTAATTATGATACGACAAAGATTGAAGAAATTGTTGTAACAAATGACGGTCCAAAAGGCAAGATTAAACAGTCGATATGGGATAATATCTACAAAAAAGGAATGGATCCAGTAAGAGATTGGATGAAAGCAAATCAACAGTCTATCCTGGATGATCTCAATAACCGTCTATATGACGAAACTTGGAATAAATATTGCTTTGGTACGGAAGCAGACTGGGAAATGGATAGCTTAGGTTTTTACTATCATGCTCATCCACTCGAAAAACTTCCCAATGAAGTATATTCTCTTACAGATTTCTTCTCTCTTAACCCTGAACCAGAAGTAGATCGCTGCTTCACGACAAAAGATGGCTCAGAAATAAAAATGTTCAAGATTTCTCGTATAGCCGGTACAGTCATTGATAAGGATAAAAACAAAAGTTCTGTTATGCTATTAACCCCAACTGGTGTTGTAACAGTTAAAGTTTGGAAAAATCAGTTCGCCGCTTGGGATAAACAAATCTCTGAGCGCGGAGCAGATGGTATTAAACACGTAGTTGAAAAATCTTGGTTTACTCGTGGCAATAAACTTATTATAACTGGTATAAGACGCGATGATACTTTTATTCCAAAAAAATATAAGAATACTGAGTTTGATATTTTCGAAAAAATATTAGCAATGGATGACAAGGGCTTTATTACAAAGTCTTTAACAGAAAGACCAGAGGTAATTGAATAATGGCTACTATAGGATTATATGATATAGATTTATGGCACCGTGGTCGTGCGGTGCCCAACTTAGAATTAATGCAATATTATAATTATTATTACACAAATAATCATAAAGTAATAATGATGAAGCCAGGCGAAGACGAAGGTCGCTTCAATAAAATAATTTACTTTAAGGAAAATCCAAATATTGCGCTTCCAAAAACCTTAAATGTCTATGGGGAGAATAAAGAATTTACTGGATATGGCTTCTTTAAGAAAGTTTTTCCTCTACCTGAAAAAATTTGTAATGTACCACCTTCCTATCTTCCATATGATATATGGACAAATAAAATTGATATGCCAATAGCTGACTATGAAAAAATGAAACGCAATAGTTATATAAGATTAGAAACTAATAACTTTGCAGATTATAAAGAGAAATCAAAAGTCTTCTTTATTGCAGATAAAAACCCCTTTTCATTAACTAATACTTTCGATTTTATGAATGAGAATAAGAATAAATATTTTCATTTTCTCTACCCTCCAATATTAAATGATGAAGAAACAGCCAATAAATTTATTCGTTATCGTAAATTAATAAATAAGAATTTTGTTATAAATTTTCGCTGTTCTGAAGACTTTTTCTATGACTATTACTCAGAAGTAATTTTTAAATTAGATAAATTTGAAAATGAAACTGAATTAGACTATCAAAAACGCATTGTTAAAATGGCATTATGGTATAAAAAGAATGGGACAGCTTTCCGTTTTCCATATAACGTCAATTATTCTGATTTTACAACGAGAATTATAACATGGGCAAGAGATAATAATATAAGAGTTTCTTATGCTGATCACAGTAAAAACTCAAAACGTGATTAGAATGAAATTGCCGCGGCACCCACTGAATTAAGATTATTACTTAAATAGAATCCATTAACCATTACTCGTCAAAATCTTGACTTAAAATCATCTTTATGATATAATATTTTTATAAAAGGAGGAATTTGTAATGAATAAACAAGAAGAATATGCACAAGTTTGTTTTTCTTTAAAAGAAAAAAGCAATTAGCTTTAGGCGATTTAGCTCGATACATTTGTTTTTAATCCTGATATAAATAACTT